GAGTAACCTCAACCATTTGATCTTGCGACCAACGTACTTCAGGTTCTACCGTAGCAGTCATTTCATTCCTCCAACATCAAGTTTTTGCTTAATAAAATTAATATGTTCTTTTGATAAAATTTTCAGAGCCTGTGATGCTTTTTCATTACTATAACCATAGTAAATCTTAACGCATTCTAAATCTGTGACTTTATCTTTTCGGAGCCAGGGAGAAAATCTCTTCCTTTTCCTAATTGTATTTATATAAAAAGAATATTGCATATCTTTATCAAGATGATGATTCATATTCATTTCATTAGAAAAAAGAATACAATCAATATGAGCAGACATACATTTATTAATAATGTATGGTGGATATTCTTTTTTTATATCTGGATTCTCTACAATCAAATTTTCTTTAGTAAAATTAATTGAGTTCAACCAATCCTTCAATTCCATAATTAAATAGCAGCAATTCTTTACGTTGTTTTTGCTCTTCAGAACCACACTTTACATATTTGTATTGTTTAGTTCTATTATCCCAGGTTCCAAGTTAGAAAAATACAAACCCTAACGAAATTCGCATTCACACATTATTTCGGTAAGAGCGGCGAGTAAGTTAATCTCTTGGTCCGCCACAAACGCACACTGATACTGATATTTGGCAATAACAAGAACGGCAGCTGGGATAGACTGTGGCAATAAACAACCATAACAAGCATCATAAATTTTACGCAACAAAACAGGAGCATCATTATCCAAGTTAGAAACTACCCATTTGCGGACCTCTGTGAAGTTTTTGTCTTTAAGATTTTTTACTAGCTCATTTACAGATACATCAGAGAAAGATGCGAGAATTCCCGCGTCAATTTTACCTCCAGTAGAATATCTTTGAATCTCATTTAAAACACGTCGAAAATCGGGAAAGTGCTTGGATACAAGTTCCGCAACGACTTTTTGATCGTACTCAATCTTTTCCTGATCGAGGATAAATTGTAACCTCTTAAAGAAATTCCCAGCAAGTTGAACTCGCTGCTTTCCTTTGATTGTAAAGTCAATGACGGCACAACGGGAATGGAGAGGTTCAATAATTTTGTTCTTGTAGTTGCAGGTGAAGATGAATCGGCAGTTGTTATAAAATGCCTCAATATTCGCCCGTAGTAGGAGTTGTACGTCGTTGCCTGTGTTATCTGCCTCATCGATGATGATGACTTTGTGTTTAGAAGATCCCGTAAGTGAGACGGTCGAAGCGAAGTTCTTCGCCTGGTTCCGTACAGTATCCAAGAAACGTCCTTCGTCGGATCCGTTGATGACATAAAAATCTGCCCCCAGTTCGTTACATAGTGCTTTTGCAATAGTTGTTTTACCAATACCAGGAGGTCCAGCGAGAAGGAGATTGGGAATTTCACCCTTCTCTACAAACTCCTTAAATGTTTTTTTAGTTTCATCAGGGAGAATACAATCATCAATCACTTGAGGACGGTACTTTTCTGTGAAAAGAAATTCACTACTCATAATAATTTAAATACGTCAAAGATCACTTTAATTTAGTCTAAAGGAGGGACTTTTACCCTCCTCCCGATGTGTTGCGAGCAAATCAGGTATTATTATCACTCAAAAGTGCTATCAGGCTCCAAAGCAATATGATAAGTGACATTGAAGGAAGTATTCTTAAATCGTGACAAAAGTTTACTTGAAATTACTACCTCATAATTTCCAGGAATAATCTTGATGTTTTCTACCTTGAAGTTGAAAGAGAATACTTCATCAGTTTCACCAACGATAACAGAAAAATCATTAGACGTATCATTCTTCTTGTCTCTAGCAACTAGTTTAACAACACCAGCTTCGCCAACCACAGACAAGTCAGGCAATTGATACACAGAAGCAGCTTTAAGCAGCTTATCAAGTTCTTTGGTATCAAGAAGGAAACAAACATCTTCAGTGGGTAGAACGATTGGTTTATCTGGAGGAGTAATAATTACATTAGGATCTGAGAAAAAATATTTGGACCTAGATTTACCTTCTTTAATTACTACATAACTATCATTAGTAAAATCTAATTCTGGATTATTATATAGATTAAGACCATTCAAGAATTGATTAAGGTCATAAATTCCAAAATCTTTTGGAAACTCTTCCTCAATTGTTGCTTCGGCAAGAATGTTCCTCATGACGCTGATTGTACGAAGAACATTTCCTTCTTTAAACAAAATAGACTGATTAATAGAAGAAAAATTTTTTAGAAGAGTTAATGTTTTATCAGAAAATTTCATAGTTTTATCTTAAAAAATGTAATCAACGGAATTCAGATAGTCCATTATCTTTTCTAGAATAATGCCCATCAAAGTGTAAAAGAAGCATAGCATAATGAATGACCTTTAGAAGATCAATCTTATTGCGTCCATCTTTTGACCCATAACGACTCCCATATTTGAGGATATTTGCTTGGCAAAAGTTTGCTGCAAGTTCTTTTGCTGCCATCAAGTCGATAGTTTGAATATCCTTATAGTTTGCTTCTTGACCACAATAGTGACTTTTGTAAGTTCCGGTTACATAATCTTGAATATCTTTCAAAATTTTATCTTCATTATACTTCCAAAGATGATTAACATGTTCATTCATAGTTACTGGTGTTTTTTTAATATCAATTAAATCTTCAGAGTTTACAGAAAACTCATACCTATTCAAGTCAGTCATAAAATCTTGGTTAAAATAATTGTGTTCATCCATAATAAAAAGAGGAGATAGTTTTATCTCCTCTTATTCTATCAAACAGACTGGTATGTGTCAATGGACTCTTCAGAAGGCATCTGGAAATCAGCATCAACTTTATCATACAGTTCCAGGAATGCCTGTTTAGTCTCGTCATCAAAACGATTAATGCAAACTTGAATTGCTTTTGCCTTATCACCAAAGATACTATATGCACGGATGATGTGAACTAGACGACGAGTGCTAATGATTTCCTCAATAGCACCATCATAAAATGTTTTGCGGATAACATCTGCCCAGTCAACCAAACGCTTACAGAAATTTCTATCTTCAATACCAAGATCCAAAGCAACACCTTCAAGAATCCTTTGTTCTGTTGCAGGAGTAGGATAAGACTGCTCAAAGGTTACCGGGAAGCGTTCAAGGAATGCCTCGTTAAGTACATTTGTTCCAATAAAGCGACCATCATCACTACCTTTACCCTTAGTGTTAGCAGTAGCGATCACATTAAAACCAGTAGCAGGTTTTACAAACTTACCAATTTTCTTGAGAAATACTCCTTTACCTTCTAACACGGATTGTAGACAAAGGATTTTGTTGGAGGCAAGGTCAATCTCATCAAGGAGCAAGATTGCTCCTCGTTGGAGTGCTTCAATAACAGGACCATTGTGCCAAACAGTGGCACCATCAACAAGGCGGAAACCACCAATAAGGTCATCTTCATCAGTTTCAATCGTAATATTTACACGAATCAGTTCACGCTTAAGTTGAGCACACGCTTGCTCCACACTGAACGTTTTACCATTACCCGAAAGACCCGTAATAAACGTAGGATAAAAAAGACGGGATTTAATAATTTTGTGAATATCACTAAAGTTACCAAACTTGACGAAGGTATCATCTTTTTCAGGAATAAGATCTTGTTCTACAGGAGGGATCACAGCAGGTGATTGGAAAGTGCGTTCAATTTCTTCTACCTTTTGTTGGGTCACTTCAAGATTCCATTTACCGCGAGCAATTTTATACTGAGAAAGTTTATTAGTTACGGTTTGATAATTAGCATCATTCATATTACACCAAGCACGAATATCAGACCCACAGATATTGTTACCATAGAGATTTTGAAGAGAAGTGCGGATGTAGTCAGAAGAGAGTGCCATTGGTTTGTTTCGTTTCAACATAGCCATTATAAGGGGGGAAAGGTGTCCAAATGAGACCACAGTGGTCAGTTTGCCAACTGGTTCTTAAGAGTTTTCAAATAATCTTCACTACAGAGACAAGCAGTATATCCAGGATAATACTTATCAATCAATGCAGGTATTCCTTTTGCGACAATACTACTATTACAAACAACCCATACTTCTCTAGAATCACATTTTACAATATGCTCAATTGGAAATTTACTTTTCATACTACCAAAGAAATAAATTCACCTAATACTTTCTTATTTAGCTTTTTAGTCTTCAAAGATTTAACAAAGGCAGATTTAATTTGTGATTTGGTAGCATTCTCAGCAACTTCAAAATCAGAATCCTGAGAAAGTGCCGTTGATGACAGCCCAAAATATGCGTCATATCCAGAATTGGAAATAGTAAAGCTCCTAAATTTTTTCCAGTCACTTTCAATTTTATCATATACTTTATTGCCAGGTGTATGGTAAAGAGTAATAAATCTGTTAAAACTACGATTTTCAAGAACACGAATCCCAATAAAATTAACATCAGAAAAGTTGTCTTTCAAATTCTTCAAAAGAGTGTCCGTAAATTCATGATATGCATATCCAAATTTATAAGTATTTCCAGTTTTACGATCCCTAAGAAAAGTATTATTGGGGTTAACATATCCAGTTCCTAGATAAGGTTTTTTCTCCCAATGACGTTTTACTTCTCTATGATGATTAAGTTGTGATGCTTCACCATCTGTCAAAATAATACACTGAACCTTTTGTAGTTTATTTTCCTTTTGAAACTTTGGAAGTATTTGATGAAGAGAGACTAAAGACTCATTCAAAGGAGTTCCTGAAAGAGATAGACATTCTGGAGCTGTATAACCACACTTGTAAGGATTTCCAAAAGAATAAGCAAGACGCCAAATATTAAGAATTTGACTATCAAGAACATTACCAGAAACTTTACTAGTAAGAATATTCATCATAGAAAATTGCTCATCAACAACTAACAATCCATCTTTAGCCACATAATGAGGTTTGCGGGTAGCAGCAATATATTGCAATTTCTCATAGTCATATTTGGCACGATTCCATTCATTAGTAAACGCATACACTTCAAACGGAATAGAAACTTTCTTACAAAACCAAATAAGGTTAAAAAGCTGTTTACAAGTATCAAGCATGACATTAGACATAGAACCACTCCAATCCAGAACAAACACTAGACCATGATTCTTGCCATCAGGAATTATAGAAACTTTCTTAAATAGGTCATCATTATATTTGTAAGTATGAAGTTTTCCAGTGTCAAGAACTCCTGTACGAGCAATTGAGGTGCGGGCGTACTGGTCAGCTGATTTGCGACATTCAAATTCTTTTACAAGATAATTAACCTCTTTCTGAGCAGATGATTTAAATTTCTTAAACTCTTGATCTACAATATTATACAGCGATTCATCAAAACTGCTTTGTTGATAAGCAAATGAATCTCTGATCATTTTATGAATTTCTGTATTATTTCCAATAATACTATCAAGATTTACTTTAGGAACTTCAACATAAACATTTTCATATCCACTATTATCTACAAGATCTCGGATCTTATCCTCTAATGATTCAGCAGTATGAACTTCTAGTTCATCGGAAGTTTCTGTAGAATTAGTTGTTGTTTCTTCACCTTCAGCAGTTCCTCCGTAAGATTCTTCATTATCAGAACTATCATCACCATCACATTCATCAGAAGATGAATCATTATTTTCTATAGTTTCACCTGCAGAAGACTGAGAACCTGATTGTGTTTGTTGAGGATCAAGATTGGCATTTTCTTGCTCTTTATCTTCCTTTTGCTTTTTTTTACAATATTTGTAAAGTTCTTCAGCTGCAATAAGAGTATCAGCAAAACTTTCGCAAGAACCAATCAAGTTGATAATTTCCCGTTCTTCATCATTGAAATTGAGAAAAATAAAACTACCGATCTTAAAGTATAGATTAGCACGATCAGCAAGATTAAATGTTGTAACATCTTCCTCGGCAATTTGGAAGAAATCTTGATCATTCAGTTCTTTATAGCCATTGAAGAAAGTCTTAGCAAGTCCAGCATACTTACGCTTCATTAGTTTTTCAATGCGGGCATCCTCAACCACATTTACAAACTGAGGTGGAATTTTTGTAGTTTCGGTCCAATCTTCATCAGGTGTAAAGAGAGCATGGCCAACTTCATGACCAACCAAAAGATCATATACAAGACCACTTGCCTTTTCCCACAAAGGAAGGGTCAAAACGCGAGTATGGACATTAAAGCAAGCAGTAGAGACCTTCTTATGTTCTACTACAAGGTCTTCAGTGGCAAGCAGTTTAGCAAGTTGAGATTTGATTTCGTGAGAGACTGCCATTGGTTTCGTTTCGTATGTACCCATCATACAACGAAAGGTCGCCCTTCGGACGACCCATGTGACGCTTTTTGAACTGGGCGAGTCGTGCTTTTGCTTGCCTCAGTGCTTGCGGTTTTAGTTTTCGTTTCTGAGGTTTCCCAGAATTATGTTTCCAGTTTGGTACTTGCATTGTTCTTGAGTGGGTCAGACCACCATACGCGAAAAACCTTTGACTTTCTCAAATTTTGTGACACTTTCAAATTTGTCCTCAAGCCCAGTTTTATGGGATATTACAAAAATGTTGGCATCTTTAACAACATAACGAATAATTTTAAGGAATTCATCTGTTCCAGTAGAATCTAAAGAGCTATCAAAAACTTCATCCAGAATCATTAAATTAGTATTAACTGAATTTTTTAATCTAGCAACTTCTCTCCAAGTAAACAAAAGAGCCAAATCAATTCTTTGCTTTTCACCCTCACTAAAAGAAGAATATGAAAAATCTTCATGTATGGGAGATTGTACAGTTTCATTAAACTCTTCGTCAAGAGTAAAATTGATGTAAAAATCCATCATCTGAAGATAACGGTTAACTTGCTGATTAATAAGAGGTAAGTATTTCTTAATAATCTTAGTTTTTACTCCACCATCTTTAAGCAAACTGTAAGAAAAATCATAATATGAAATTAAGTCTTTTTTAGAAGCTAATTCTTCGTATGTAACTTTTAGATTTTCTTTAAATGATTCTAATTTTTCATGTTCAGTATTTCTGTTTGCAAGGCTCTCGGTAAGAGTTTGAATTTCATGTTCAAGACTTCTGATTTGCTTACGACACCCAGAAATCTTAATGTTGTTTTGAGAAATGCCATCCGTTAGCTTTTTGATCTCCTTAGACAGAGCATTA